GATCTAAGCGACCCATTAGCAGAAAACACAAACACTATGAGTGAATTAGAAAAATACATTAAAAAAGTAATCAAAGAAGCTAAAAATCCATTAGCTAAAAAGATGAAAGAAATTGAAACTCAGGGACGTAGAGCAGCCCTTGAAACTAAACTCGCAGCAATCGATGAAATGATCGAAGAAACCCAAGGTCGTTTGACTCGTATTGACGAAGATAATGAGTTTAGAGACATGATGGATAAAAATGCTGTTAAAGAAGTTCGCAAGCAACTTAAAGAACTTGAAAGAGCTAAAGCCAAACTTCAGAAAGAATACGGTAAAATGGGTAATAAGTTACCTAAAAATTATGATGAAGACGGAGGTAAAAAAGTAGTGGATGAAGATATTCCAGTTGAAGAAGATGCTATTGACGAAGAAGCATTTGAACTTAACGAATCCACACTTCGCTTCCAAAAATTAGCTGGTTTAATTACTGAAAGTGATATCAAAAAAAAGCTAAGTCTTAACGAAAGTAGAGAAAAACTTATGAGTATGCTTTCTGGAGTAGCTAAAGACATGGTAGAAGATGGCAGTTTATTACCAGAAAACCCAGGAGGAGGTCCATTCAACATCACAGGTAATTCTGAAGGATTTGAACCTCGACAAATTGCTGCTCATAATCAAATTAAAAATGCTGTTAAAAAATTAGGTGGATCTGTAAACTATAAAGTCGATGGTCTTTCATTTACATATATGGTTAAAGGAGACGATTTATTTGTAAAAACAGATGATTAAAGAAGTTTAACTTAACTAAGTATAAAATTTAAGGGGACTTCGGTCCCCTTTCTTTTTAGCTACGTATATACGATGGCAGACATTAAAGCAATTATAAAACAGGAATTTGTCAAATCAGCAAGCGATCCTGTTTATTTTATGAAAAAATATTGCTGGATTCAACACCCAACAAGAGGTAGAACTCAGTTTAATCTATACCCATTCCAAGAAAAAGTATTAGGACTACTAAATAAACACGATAAATCAGTAATCCTAAAATCAAGACAGCTTGGTATTTCAACACTTTCAGCAGGTATAGCTTTACACATGATGCTATTCCAAAAGGATAAAAATATCCTTGTAATTGCAACAAAACAAGAAACAGCTAAAAACCTAGTAACTAAAGTACGATTTATGTACGATCAGTTACCTAGTTGGTTAAAATTACCTACAATGGAAAATAACCGACTATCATTACGACTTAAAAATGGCTCCCAAATTAAAGCAGTATCTGCAGCAGGTGATGCTGGTAGATCAGAAGCAATTTCGCTTCTAGTAATTGACGAGGCTGCATTTATTGAAGAAAATAGAATTGAAGAAATTTGGGGTTCAGCACAACAAACACTTGCTACTGGTGGCAGAGCAATAATATTATCTACACCTAATGGTACTGGTAACTGGTTCCATAGACAATGGATTAAAGCACAAGACGGTACAAGCGGTTTTACACCTATTAGATTGCCTTGGACTGTACACCCAGAAAGAAATCAAGAATGGAGAGATAGGCAAGATGATGAATTAGGGGATAGAATGGCAGCACAAGAATGCGATTGTGATTTTACAACCTCTGGTGATACAGTATTCCCCCCTGAAATATTAAATCACATTGAAGCTACAATGTTAAAAGATCCACTAGAAAAACGTGGTATGAATAGTAGTTTATGGGTTTGGGAATACCCAGATTATACAAGACAATATATGGTTGTGGCTGACGTAGCTAGAGGTGATTCTAAAGACTATTCAGCATTTCATATTATAGATATTGAAAATTGTACACAAGTAGCTGAATTTAAAGATCAAGTACCAACTAAAGA